GGGATGTTATCGACGTAGGGCCGTCGCATTTGAGTGACTTAGGCTTTATAGGAGTAACATTAACTCCAGCAAAAGCATCTGTACCGCAGCTTTCACGGAAAAGTCCTGAGAAGAAACTCTTCTCAGGGTTAACCTTGAGGCCGAGGTACTCCAATAAGTCAAACAAATCGGCGTACCAAGTATTTGGGACGATAATATCGTCACCAAATACCCTGACCGACGTTTTGTGTTTCGCGATGTATCCCTTGATACTCCTAGTTTGCTCATCGCAAGCTAAGGCGCAGCAGAGGAAAAACATCGATTGCACAGGGAACGTCAGTGCAGAACCTTGGGTGGAGAACTTCCTTAAAGGAAGTACGCAGTCGAACCCCTTATAAGGGATGTAAACTGTCTCTGTCCGCACAGCATGAAAGGCATCAAGAAGGGGTTGGTTTTTACGCAACATCCTCTCGATAGCCCAGCATGACAGGCGGTCAGATGCTGACGACAGATCTACTGTCGCCAGCTCTCCAACCACGGATGCAGTTGTGGCCATAGTACGAGAAGGGATCTGGTTCTTAATGGTGATGAAATTATCACCAAAAAGCCTCGTCATCTGCTCGACTAGCCACCTGAGTATCAACTGCTGACACCATTGATTTGACATAGGTTCTGCGGCAGTAAGCCGAGGGCCTTTGGCTGTCTTTGGTACAGCACTTAACACCGAGGAGACACGAGTCTCTTCGGGATACTCGAAGTTATCCTGAAGGATGACTGCGGGGTTAGCAACCCCAAAGGCATCAAAGGGAAAAACTTCCTGCAATTTAGCAGACCAATTTGGAAAGCCTGCGTACTTATACGCAGAACCAACCATATCTGCTACTGCACCTGGTCCATGCCTTGTACCGGGGCGGTCGCCTCTATCCCATAATTCCTCTGTATAGAGGTAGGGATCGAAGGTTCCGAGTCCGGTCGCGATCCGATCACAGACGTGCTCGAGTCGCGAGATAGAACCACTAAGCCTGTCAAGCCGTTGTTCTGATGTGATACCAGAACGAGGGCTAGAAAACTCAAAGTCAGCCAAACCGTCGCGAAAGCGAGTAGTAGGCCGATCTTCGACATGGAGCCATCTGTAGTCACCCTCCCATTGGAGGTCGGGCTTTCGGATTTCTGCTTCAATGTCAATGTACTCCTGTATAGTTCGGTTGAACCGTGCAGGAGCGCAAGGAGTTTCAATCTTTTTCCCTAAACAAGCTAATTGCCTAAGGAAGAAAATTGCAGTCTCATCAGGTTCCTTCAACAAGGTACCACTCAAGTCAAAAACCCTCAACCAGAGTCCCGCGAATAATCTCGGCACTCTGATCTTCTTGGAATAGGCCCTTGTAAGGGGGCCCCCCAAGGGGAGCCAGCCATGAGCAAGTCCGTGCAATAGGACTTGATCAAGGTGGGGTAGGTCTAGGGTGAATAACCCTATACCTCGATCTTTGACTAGGGAGGCTAGACGTTGTATATCCTTGTCTAACCCCGCGAGAGTGGGGTACGCCTGGCGCACGTCTTTGAGAAGTGCACCAGCGACTTGGAATAAAGCACTTTCGTGGCTTTTCATACTCGAATCCTTTTTCGATGTGAGTAGTCCGCGTCGCTGACACAATCTCTATCTCAACGGCTAGTTCTCGCCGTTGATCAGTTGGAGGGCAACAGCATCCGTGAGGAATGCTGCGAACCCTGAACTGAACTTCTGCACTGCCGCTGTAACATCACGGACCTCGTTTTCGAGGACCATGTACTGTTTGCGGACGATGGGAACTGTGGCAGGTGCCACAGGATAAAGAGTATGAACGAGCTCCACAGCGTGGCGCTCAGTGTTCATCACTCCCCCCTTCTTCAGGTACGCCGATTGACGGATGGTGAGATTATACTCACCGTCTGCTTCTCGGAGACGATAGGAAGAGGACCCCTCGTTATCCTTGATCCTTTGCAGGATTTTGGTAACAGAGTTGATGTTGATGGAGATCGTAGCAGCGAACATGCTTATTCCTAACTTGGTGTGATATTGCCTCTAGCCGAAGTATCATCGATATTTTGACTTAGAGGCAGCTAATGCACCAAGTATCGATGTCTGCCCACTCGTAAGAATAGGCAGATGTGCGGAAACGGAAGGAAAAGTAGGTTGTCTTTGCTTCGTTTCATACAAATACCGGCCTCCCGTAGCGGAAAGGCCGGGATATACGTATGTAAACTCAAGACTCTCAGTCGTCTGTATGTGATCCATAATACAGCAAGCTGTAATGGATGCACCTACGACGTTCTGATTGGCCTGTAGGTAGTCACCAACAGAGCCAAAGTAGTCTGCTAGCCATGACCAGGGCATTAATTCCCAGGCTGTAGAAAGTGCATTCGCGGTTGTAAGGCCGAGAACCGCTCTCTTCGCTAGCGAGCGCAGACGATCATCCGATTGAGGAAGGCGGGATGTTCTGGACGGTGTCCAGACTATCCAACCCCAACATTTATGGGTCGTAGACCTGTTGACGTTGGCTGTGACGACTTCACCATTGTGAATAAGGACATCCTTAATCACTTCTGATGCGGTTCCGTCCCAGAGCCTCTTCGTACTACTCAGACCCCTACTGGGATTATCGCGCATTTTCTTCAAAAGATTAAATCTTTTGTCGATCATGGCTTGGGCCTGAACTAGGCCTATAGCATCGCGAATAACCGGTTCGAAACCGAACTTGTATCTCAAGTACTGATTCCCGAGTTCTCGGAAATACGTATTTGAGCCAATTCTCTGCAAAAGTTTTGGGAGATCCCTTAACTCTGCAATGATTTGGGGCAACCCAAGATCAGGCCTCGAGGGATTACCCCCAGAGGCAAGCTTGGATGCCAATTCACCGTTCGATGGTCTACCAGAAATGGCTATGTGTTGGGCACTGTAACCAGCTCTACACCCACCAGGGATGTAGTTCTTGTATGTAGGTGATCCAACACCTCTCACTTGACCGTTCAGGCGGACAAACTGTATGGGTTTCTTTCGATTAACCCTAAAGTATTCTCCACTGCCGACACCGTCAGCAGACTGAACAGTCTCGTAACCAGATTGGAAGTTTAAACCTCCCATCTCGTAGCCGCCAAAGAGCAAACTGCC